AGATCTGGAGACGCCGTTTCAAACCTATAGCATGATTGAAACAGGGAATTCTTATCGGGTTGCTTCAATGAAAAAAGGGATTCTTGCCCCACCGACACTATATCTCGCCGAGGGAGCCGAGGTGATGTTTGTCGCTAATAATTGGAAAGAAGGGTTTGTAAATGGAACTCGAGGGGTTGTTATTGGATTTATGAGCGATGGAGCTCCAATAGTTGAGACTAAAGACGGTTCAGAATTTATCGTTGAAAGACATAGTTGGAAAGTTTACGATGAAAGTGGCCAAGATGTTGTAGTAGAGGTAATTCAATATCCACTCAGATTAGCCTGGGCCATAACCATTCATAAAAGTCAGGGCATGAGTTTGGATGAGGCAGAGGTCGATTTAGGCCGAGCTTTTACACCTGGCATGGGTTATGTGGCACTGTCTCGCATAAAGAGCTTAGATGGACTGTTCCTCGCAGGTTTAGGAGAGAGAGCGTTCAGTATGGACCCCGATATTAGGGAGTTTGATAAAATTTTAAAAAAAGGAAGGAGTTATCATGCTTAAAAGAAAGTTGATCAATAGAACTATAACATTCAGAGAAGAAGATATAGAATATATTGAAAAAGTTATGATTGAGAATGATCAAAATCGTAGTCAGGTTATTCGAGCCTTGATCAAAAATCATCGAGAACTAAATGAAGTTAAAGGAGGAAAGTAATGGCTCAACTAGTATTAATAATATCACCGAGCGGTACTGGTAAATCTAGTTCGTTGCGGAATTTAACCAAAGAGGAAGCTGCCGTTGTATTATGCAGCGGTAAGGATCTGCCATTTAGACACGATTTAAGCACTTTTGTACCAAAAAATTATATTGATATATTCAATGTAATTGAACAGAGCAAGAAGCCAGTGATCGTTATAGATGACGTGAACTACATGATGAGTTTCGAAGAAATGAATCGCGTCAATGAAGCTGGTTATGCTAAGTTTACACAGATGGCTAATAATATGTTCCAGGTTTTCAAAAAAATCTTGGACAAGCCTAGTGATCAAACCTTCTATCTAATGGCTCATGCAGCCGAAGATGAAGATGGTAAGATCCGATTCAAGACAACGGGCAAGATGTTGTCCGAGAAAATCGTATTGGAGGGGTTAACCAACATAGTCATCGCCAACGAGATTCTCGACGGCGAGTTTGTGTTCCGTGTGCAAACTAACGGTACGGGTATCAAAACTCCTATTGGTATGTTCGAAACTCCTACGATTCCGAATGACCTTAAATTAGTCGATCAGGTTATTCGGAAGTTCTATAATAAAACAACTAAGCCAGCGGCCAAAGCGCCAGGCAATAAGGGGGATAAAAAATAATGTTTATAAGACGATCACATTTAAATAGTATATTAAGAAGGCTTAATACTCTCGAAAGGCAAAATGAAACTCATAGTCGCTTTTTACACAATGATTATGACAAACTTGATAGAGATAACCAACGGTTAGAGATATTAGAAAATAGAATTGGGATTGAAAAACCTACCGCTTTTGATGAATTTATCCGAAGATTTGGATTTTATTCTACAGAGGAACCCAAACTGACACTAACAGCAACCGTGCATCAGTTGGTGGAATATCTTGGGCTGACTATAGAGAGCTCTTCCTCGAGGGCAAGACTTGTAAAAAAAACAGTTAAACCAGTAAAAAAAATTAATAAAAAAGGAGAAAAATAATGGTAAAATTTAGCGATGATCATAAAAAAGAAATAAACAACGATTATTTTGAAATAGGTATTCACAAGGTACAAATTATGCTTGTTGTATTTAGCAAAACAGATGATGGCCGTGAATATGTAGAATTCACCGTTACTGATCCAGAAACTCAAACTAAAGAAGGTAAGGCTCGATTGTGGTTCACAACAGATAAAGCCATTGGTTATACATTCAATGCTATTCGAGGTATATTTGTTCATAATTCACCAGAAAATAAAAAAGAAGCTATCCGTAAAAAAGTTGATGCAGTAAAAGACACCGATGAGCTCGATAAGTTGTGCCAGTTACTTGTTGGCAAGGAAGCTTGGTATGAGATTTCTGAGGACGACATTCGAACTTACCAAAACGAAAAGGGTGAAACAAAATCTAGTCTCAATAAAAATATTACTGGTTATAAACCAACACCGCGTAAGATTAAAGCACCAACTACTGGAACTACTGTAGCTTCCTCAGAGGAGAGTGAGGAGAGTGAGGAGAGTGAAGATACCGATGAAGTAATGGCAGGGTTTTAATATGGAGTTTCAATATTTTGAAGGTGAGCAACGATCTCCAGAGTGGTTCAAAATACGACTTGCCAAAGTAACTTCAAGTAGACTCTCTGATTGGTTGGCAGTTAGTAAAGCTAAAGCTACTGCCGGTCAACCATTAAAAGCTCGCTTAGACTATGAAAAAGAATTATTGTTTGAACGAGTATTCGGCACTAGTTTTGAAACATATGTATCTGAAGCGATGCAGGATGGTATTGACTATGAAGATCTAGCCCGTAGAGAATACAAGCGGGTTAAAGGGGTGGAAGTTATTCCTGTTGGTTGTTGGTACAACGATTATTTCGTTGCTTCACCCGATGGGGGTATTTCTACCGATGGTATTGCTGAAATAAAAATAGTAAAAGATAATTCGTTTACTGATCTTTTGACCGGATCTTTTGACAAAAGTGGGGAACATATTCCTGCTTTAAGCGAGAATGGGTTGCTTAGTAAGTGGTGGAAGCAAGTTCAGGGCCAACTATGGGCGAGTGGTAAGGAATGGTGTGATTTTATCGCCGTGAACTTCAATACTAAAAAAATAAAAATAGTTCGTATCTTCCCAGATGTTGAGTTCCATAAGTGGGTTGAATTAACTATAGTCGAAGAATTCACTCTTGATGAGACTATTTTCGACAGTTCAGAACTTTATGATTTGGTAGAGTTGAAAGAAGCAGAACAACCGATTTTAACAGCCGAAGAAGCGACGCAAGACATTAAAGCACTAGGATTTTAAGGAGGTTTAAAAATGGAATTAAATAAAAGAATCAGACAAAATGCGCTGAAAGTTGCGTTTATCGCACAAACATATCCAGAAAAGAATATCATTGAGATATCACAAGTATTCCAAACATCGCCGATTGAGTTCAATGCGGCAGCTTGGGCGGCTCAAGATCTCGGGTACTTCACGGTAGCTCCTGATAATAGTATTAAGCTCGGTGACATTCCAAAGAATTGGGGTGAGCTCTATGAGCTTGATGAGCTTGATGAATTTGGTGAGCTTGTGGAGCACTTAATGGTTGAACTCCCATATGTATTGAAAAAACTTAATGCCGAGGAAGCCGACATAGAGGAAGAATATCTTGGTAATTGGGCTGCGGGTTTCCCTGCTCAAGATGTTATCATCGCTACAAAACTGTTATTGGTTCGAAATAAGATCGCCAGTTATGAGGTGAAGAACGAAACTCATGTTAAGCCAAATCGTGAGCAACGTCGAGCTGGTGTTGAAGAAAAAACGATTGTTGATACATACGTTTTTTATACGCTCCCAGAGAACATCGATAAAAGATGGGGTGAAAAACAATTTGAAGATAAAGAATTGTTGCAAAAAGTCGAAGGGTAATTTATAGTATAGAGTGTCCTCGTTATAGAGTACACGCCTTTGCTTGAAACGGGCCCTCCGGGGCCCTTTCTCTTTTAAGGAGTAAAATGATAGATATAGAAGAATTTAGAAAAATATTTGATCCAGATAAAATTGATATAGTTAAAAAGATTTTCCCAGAAGCAGAGACCCTTCAAATAAAAACGATTATATGGAAGGATAAAAAGGTTACTACATATGATTACGAATCTTTTGTAAAAACTATAAAAACTTGGATTAAAGAAAATAATTGGACCAAAGAACAAGCCCTTGACGAATGGTTTAGTATGGTCTAGGGTTAGTGTGTGAGATGTAGTTCACAGGGATGTGAACCACTAAAAAACGGCTACTGTGCGAGGGTAGCCGTTTTTTATATTGTGCGACATTGAGCTTTTAGCGCCCTAAAAGGTTCTGTAACCATGCTACAACACCTGACGGTATGCCGATTACAAGCAATAAGGGTATTAAATTAGTTCTAGCGTACTCTATAGTGGCTTCTGGAACTCCAGGAACCGCCCATACAACTAAGACTAGTCCAATTAAAGCACCGACAATTGCTTGTAGTGCAGTTCTTACTCCTTTATCTAGTGGTGTTCTTTCCATAATATTTACTCCCAATTAACGCCAAAGAACTTTGCAATGGCTTTTAATATTTTAATAATTAAATTTGTGTTTTGCAATATAACATCACCATTGCCGGGTGTATTAGGATTTATATCTAATGGTGGTTCTGGCACGGGTTCTCGAGATGGTTCAGGAGTAGGAGTTTCTACTGGCACTTCGCCAAAATTATCGAGAGGTAAGCCCCAATCTTTATTGTTATCCTTAGCCCACTGACTTCTTGCCCAAACCTTACTGTCAGCAGTTGTTTGCTTCTCTACTAAAGATACATCTACCCCAGCTTTGATGACTTCTCCTATAATCTTTTTGGTAGTAAGATCTACTACAAAAGTATCGGTGAGCAATCGCATCTTTCGAGGAACCGCAAAAGGCTCCCACTTTGGCTCAATAGAGGGTGGTTGAGTAACCTGAGTTATATAATCTTTACAATCTTTAACATTAAATCCGTGTGTAGCTCTAACAGCCCCATTATTATAGGAATAAGCAGTCATATAGTATTCAGCTCCTACAGCGTTCTTAGCAACCGCTACAACGTCGATTATGGCTCCCTGTCCATATGGTTTAATAGCTTGAACCTTAGTCCAGTCAGTAAAATTAAAATTCCATAAATTTGCAGTCCGGATTAATTCTATCCGCTTAGCAGGGATCCTTGTATAACCGATATATGCTAAAGGAGGTAATGTGGGATTCAATTGTGCTGTTACGCTATCCCATACAATCTTAGCATAGCCTTTATCTTTTAGATCAGCAGGGCAAAGTGTGATTTTGTTTGCCACATCTTTATGATATTCAATCCCTGCATTAGGCCACCTTTTCCGCAATTCAGTTATAAGACGTCCTAAATTATCAAGAGTGGCTTTGTCATAGTAGCCTCTCCAATCTCCTCTAACTTCTATAGTAAGCGACTCGTTATTAGATCGCCAGTTTCCATTAGTCCAAGCGGTGTCGTCGGTGTCAACATATTGTTCGATTTGGCCTGATTTGTTACCTACCCAAAAATGGCTAGAACTATTTTTATAAGGGCTAGCCCATAGATAACGGAGAGTATCTTCCCATCCGGCCGAATGGTGGATCGTGATAAACCTAATCGGTTGCTCACGACCTCTCGAAAAATTACTGCTTGAAGCTTGATAAAATGCTATACCTGGAATTCTCATATTCTACTCCTTTGCTTTTATTTTATTCCACTTGGCATGAGCGCCAAGAGCTAATAATGTTCCTATAAAAGAACCAACAACTGCACCACTCACCCAATAAGCTAACCACATAAACCATAATTGACTAAAAATACTCATTTTTTTACACTCCTTATTCGTTGTTCATTATTTAAAACACTATTTATAGCTTTAAGAATTTTATCTCCATTTTCTTGAGTCGTTTTTTGAAATTCACGAGGTAAATTTTCTAATGCTTTCAGGCTTTTAGCTATATCTTGTAGTGGAATCTCTTTATAAGCAGCGATTTGCCCTTGTAGCACAGATATAGCTCTTTCATTTTCAGCATGTTTTTTAAGTTGTTCTCGGTTTTCCATCTCCATTGTTTTTATTCTAACTTCAAGAGTAGTAATAAGTTTTGTTTGTTGATCAATAGTTTCTTTTGGCAAGCGAGATTTTACATATAAATATGCTAAAACAGCTCCCACTACTAGTTCTGATCCAAAAATAATTGTGTCTAATTCTTTCATCATATCCTTAAGTAAGATTTATAGGATAATCGGCATTAATTAATACTTCGTCATTAGTTCCCCATGTATGAGGGGCGGTAGTGGTAATTCCAGCTGCGGAAGAATATGTGCCGGTAGTAATCATAATAGTTGGAAGGAAATGACCTACACCGCTCGATTGTAGAAGTCCAGTATAACTCGCTACACCGTTATCATTACATCGAACCGTACCTTAAAATATCTGTTCGAGTGCCGGAACCTGGATTATCTTCATTGGAGATGTTAACGATATAGCGGTTCCACCTATGGATGTTGTAGATCCAAACAAAACCCTTGTTTGAACATTACATTTTCTTCCATTGATTATATATTGACCTGTCGAAGTACCATTACCAAGTGTTAAGTTCGTATAAACCGGGGAATAAGATAATCTTCTTGTTGTGAATATCGGTCTATTAACTATGACAGAGGTGGCAGGAACACTCCAGTTATAAAGAGCTGATGCACTAAGAGTGGCATTAAAACGACCGACTACTTCATATTCGTCAGTAGTAGTCGCGTTTGTGATAGTAGAAATAGCAGCATATTTTTCGTCAGCCGGTGTTGTATTAAAATCATTATAAGTTGTTGCATATGGTATTCTGGAGAACCCAATTACCACACCGTCCACAGTATTGTACCCAAGATAAACAAAGTAATCTATCTCAAAAGTTGCAAGACCATTTGTACCAGCATTACACCAGTTAGTACCAGCGTTTTTAGTGACAGAGAGAGCAGTTGTAATAGCTCTAATTGTATCACCAATACGAACATAAACAGGATTATCAGTGGTAGGGTCAGTGCCAGCTAGAGTTTTTATAGCAACAGTTAAATTATTTGTTGCTACAGTTCGAGCTATCTTTCCGTTAAGAAGGAACCCTTGTGGCGCATTTAGAGAAGTGGCAATTGCTGCCGTTTTTATCTCTCCGTTATCCTTATGAGAAACTCGAGCCAAGGCGACCATTTGATTCACTTGTTCTGTATTTGGCTTAATAACTACAATTTGACCGGCTGTATTGCCGATATCAGTATAGCCAGGAGCGTAACTATCAATAACAATGTTACCAGCATCTAAGTGGCCATAACCAATAGTCATGCTTGCATTACTAATATAATTATTAGGGTTCTTGGTTCCGGTCACAAAAATAAAGCTATTAGGCCAATTATCAACATTGTCAACGTCAATTGTTGTAGCTCCGACAATTCTATCATTTTCTATATTAGCTACAACCGCCTCACCTGTCCCGTCGCTTGCACTTAGTTTGGTATAATCCATATTTAGCCCCCTTTGATATTCTATTTTTATTGTAGCACAATTATTTTTTTAAAGCATTATAATTTTATAAACAAAAAGAGGGGCGTAAAACCCCTCTCTTTTAAGATCATAAAGATCAATCGTTCTCAAGACTAGCGATAGCATTGACTTTCTTAGACAAAGCAAAAGTATCACCACGATCACGCATCTGGATCTCAATACCAGAGAAACCAGGAACCTTATCAAGCACAACGAAGCCGTCACCTTTTGGATCCATTTTCGGTGTAACATTGATGATCGCTTTCTTATCAGTAACGATAGAATAAACACCAGCTCCCAAGTATGCATCAGGAGTCTCAACTACTTTAGCACCAGCTAGTTTACCAATATAACCATTTTTACCATCAGAATATCCTTCACTCGAGCCAGTATAGTTGATAAGAGCACGAATCTGGGAAGCAATATCATATCCAACCCATGCGATGATATTACCAAGACTACCTCCACCAGTCTTAACTTTATCAATAGTACGGCTGAACTGAAGCTTCAAATCGTTCGTACCGGCGTTGGCGTCAAAAACGACCTTATTGCCGACAGGACGAGCTGCAAGAATCTTACCAAGTGAATATGCATCATGAGCAGGAACGAATACCTGATCAGCCTGTTGCATACCAACTTTTTTGCTGAAATCACCGATTGGTTGATCCTGAATTTGTGTTTTCTGAATACGAAGCAACATACTCTTATTATAAGCAAGAGTAAGAACTTGCTCAGCAGGAACGACAAGCGAAGCCGCACCAAATGGAGCTGTAGCGCTACCTTCGTCGTAATCTGCCAACGAACCATTAGCGATTGAAAGAACACGAATGCTGTTCACATCAACCATTTTATAACCATTATCACCAAGATGAGGAGCAACCACTGAGCTAATGCTTAACGGTATGTCCATAATATTGGCTGTTTTTGTACCATATGCCATAATAAAACCTCCAGTTTTTTGTCAAAAATTAATATTTCTGCCCTTGCTTATTTATATAGTACAGTATCAACAATAATAAAAGCAATAGTATTTTGTGGTAATATTATAATATGTTACAAATACCGCTACACTATAATCCAAGAGATTATCAGGCAGAAGGTCTACGAGCATTGGAAATGGGTGTTACTTTTGCTGTATGGTGTTGGTCTCGCCGAGGTGGAAAAGACTTAACAGCTTTTTGTTATGGTATAAAAAAAGCCGTCGAATCACCTATGAACGTGGTAATTGTCTGGCCTACAAAAAAACAAGGGTATGATAACTACTGGGCCGCAGT